GCTGGCGTCCGCGAGCTTCGGCGTCGTGACCGCGCCGTCCTGGAGCGCACTGCCGGGGATCGACGCCGGCTGGAACGGCAGCAGGCCCGAGTTCCACGCCGCGTAGATGGTGTCCAAATCGGCGTCCACTTCGTGCGACCGGATCGTGATGTAGCCGTCCAGGACTTCGGCGTCGTACTCGGTGTTCCCGCCGGTTTTGACCGGGCGGACGAGTGTCGTCGTCATGTTGGTCCCTTCCACGACCCGATGTTCCACACCGCTTCATTCCACTCAGCCGGGAACGGGCCGCTCGTCGCCTCGGGACTGGTGGCGCGATCGCTCGCCTCCGTCATCCGGAACGCAAAGCCGCGAATCCGCACCTGTCCCCCGGTGTGGCTGAACCGGAAGCGCACCCACTTCCCGCGTGCCCGCAGCGGCACCTCGGCAGTGCCCGGCGCGAGGGTCCCTTGATGCGTCGTCGGCATCGCCGCAAATGCGCCGGTCAGATCGTAGTAATAGCCCGTCGTCGGGGTCGGCTGCGGCGTGGCGTTCAGGAACTCGGTCTGCGGATCGAGTTCTTCCCGGGTGAGCACCTGGACGGTGAGCGCGGGTGTTCCCGTGACGGATTCCCAGTCCACGCGCATCCGATCCACGTAGCGTCCGGCGGGCAGCGCGAAGTCCTTGGTATCCACATACGCGAGCCGCGTATCCGGTGTCCCGAACGTGCGCGGGTAGGTCCGCTCGACGTACACCGCACCCGCATTCGTCCAGACGTGCTTCCAGCGCGGACTGCTCACGTCCGAGTTCGGGACCCCGTAGAGCAGAATCGTCTGGTCATTGTTCGACGACGCACTGGCCCCCGGCTGATTCATGCGTCCCCACGCGCCCAGCACGGGATTCAGCACGTACATGCCGTCCGGGTAGAACAGCGAGGGCACCAGGACGAGTCGCCACCAATTATGCCAGAGGACCCGCGCCATCGCTGGCTGTCCCGCCGACCCGAAGATCGCTTGCGCCACCGGCATCCCGACTTGCTGCCCGAGGCCGAGGTAGACGTTCTCGTAGCTCATGTACGCGGCCCCGAACGGCGTCGCGCCGACAAACGGCGACGCGCTCTGCATCGTCGTCACATTCGGGGTCTGGTTCACATCGCTCACGTCGCAGGCGACGTGCATCCCGAGATAGGCCCGTGTGAACGCCGGGATGTTCCCGGTCGGAGCGAGTCCGTAACACGCCGCCCGCGTGAAGACGCCGAGCATGTTCTGTTCGAGCAGCACCAGACCGGTGATCCCCGACACGGAATCGTCGAGCACCGTCACGTCCGCGCTGTTCGAGATCGCCGGGGTCCACACAGTCTGATCCTGCGCGTCCGAGATGCGAATCGTCCGCGCCCCCGCTTCCGTGAAATCCACACCCGCCCCGATCAAATGGCCGGCGAACGACGCGAGATGCGCGAAGCGGAGCGTCGTCTTGCCGCCCGTGATCGTGCTGAACGCTGCCCCACCGTCCCACTGCGCGACGGAGAACCCCGCCGGCCCGGCACCGACCGTGACGCAGAGCCGTCCGTTTAGGAACGCCGACTGGACGGCGGTATGGACATCGTAGCGCGTGACGGCGGTGCCGACCGCATCCCACGGGATTTCGGTCACACGGGTGAGCGGCGTCGCGACATCCGAGGGAGCGGTGCCCGCCTTGTAGAGATGGACGCGACGCGGGAACGCGCCGAGTTCCGTCGTGACGAGCAGGAGCGGATCAATCAGGCTAAACGGATTCTGGAGCACGCCGACGAGCGTCTGCGCGGGCGTGAAGGCATAGTTCGCCGGGATCGCGAGATCGTAGGTCGGCGACGTGACCGCGCTATTTTCGAGCGGCCACATGTTCTGACACCAGCCCCACTGCGACGGATCAAGCGCCGCCGGGTCTTTCGAGAAATCCAGACCGCCGCCGAAGGTGGGCACTTGCGTCCACTCTCCCGGCATCACGCGCCACGCGAGCTGCTGCCCCCGGCGAGCATCAACGTCTTGTCGTCCAGGATGACGCGCGTCAGCATCGCCTCGAACATCTGGCGGTACGTCGCGCCGCGATCTTCCTCATGGAGATAGCAATACGCGTCCGCGAGCGCCCCGTAGCGCACGACGTGTGGATAGCGGATCGTGAAAAAGTTGCCTGTGGCGGGATCGGAGAGCGGCGGCAGCCGCAGCCAGTAGTCCAGGATCAGCGTCGCGTCGGCAGACTGCGGCGGGGGGTAGAGGTACAGCCGCTCCATCCAGATCGCATAGTTCGTGCCGAGCGCCGCCGGACCGGGCGGCGATACCTGCGGGTACTCCGGATCGCGCACCCCGCCCACTGGCGAGTCCGCCCGGATGAAGTCGTCACGCCGCGTGCGTTCGATGTACGCGAGCGGAAGCGTCTGCGAATCGGACTGGAGGTACACGGCTTTCTGCGTCACGAAGTCTGCCGGCAGCGCGATGGACTCCACCCCGGCGGGATACGTGAGCGTGATGGACGTGGTTTCCTGCCCGCGCCACAGATGCGCTTCCTGACAGAGCGAGATCGCGGCGTTGATGCACTCGTCGCAGATCGCGTCGGGCAGCACGTTCACATTCGCGTGGGTGCTCGTCCACGTTCGCAGATCGCTGCGTAGCTGATCGAGAGTCGCCATGCCGGGCGGCCCACGCGCCGCCGCATGCGTGACGGCGCGCGGGGCGCATCAGTCCTTGGTCGAAGTGGAACCGCTCGACGTTTTCGATGGGAGTTCCGGGCCGCGTCCGCCCCGGTTGGAATCGTAGGGTGCCCCGGGGCTTTCGGGCTTCGCGTCCTGGAAGTGATCGAGTCCCTGTCCCTCGGGGGTCGATTCCGTCCCGGTCCCGTCCCCGACACTCTTGGATGGCATCGTGTTTGTCCTTTCAGATACCGGCGATGAAGCACCGGATCACCGCGTTGGCGGGGATGTCGGTCGTGACTTCGGTGCCTGCCGGGATGTAGAACCGGAGCTTGCCACTCCCCGGCGACTTGATCTCCCAGGTCCCGCGCAGTTCGGGGTGGTTCACCACCAGCGCATCGAACACGGTGAAGATCACGTTGAAGCCGAGTTGCTGCGCCATCGCGGCGAGATCGAAGCCGCTCGCGTAATCCGCGCCCGCCGATCCCGTAGACGTGGTGAGATCGCACTGCTTGAACGTGAGGCCGGCATCGACCCGGAAGGTCCGGTTCGCGCTGTTGATGAGAAACGAGACAGTGACGGCCATGTCAGCCCCCTCGGGACCGCACGTAGCCCCGACTGCGCTCCAGATCGGACGGCGGCGGCGGGGCGTTCCGATTCGGCTTCGCGTTCTGAATGAAGTCGAACCCGTCCTTGGTCGGGATGTCCGTCGCGTCGATGCCGCGATTCAGCGCGTTGCCGACGTGACTCTTGTCGCCGGGCGGCGTGCGGTAATTCGTATCATCCCCAGCGTCGCGTGGAACGACTGGCATCATCCACCGTAGCTTCTGATCCCCTTCAACCGCGCGTGCGCGGACTGGAGGGGAATCGTCGAGGGGGAGTTCACATCGGGCACGACGCCCGTGCAATGCACTTCCAGCCCGCACTCGGTCAGGAACTCGTCGCGGGACGCGTCCTCGCCGGGCGACTGGCGGTTGCGGAGGAACACGGTGTCGTCGATGTAGCGATAGACGAGCTTGTCGGGGTCGATGACGAGCAGATCGTACCGCCAGACCGGATTGTCGGTCATCAGCGGGTGGTTGTAGAGCATCAGGGTTCCGAACGGGGTGATGTAGCGGATCAAGTGGAACCCGTAGGTGTCATCGGTCGGCGCGAGTTCGATGCGCGCCTTGTTCTTCGCCATCGCGTTGAGCACCATGAGTGCGCCGCTGCCGCAGAACGCGAGCTTTTCGCGGGACCCGTAGCGAAACGCGAGTTCGAGGAACGCGTCCCAGGTCGTCTCGGTGAGCGCCCCCGTGTTCAGCGCCCCCAGATCGGTGTTCACCGACAGGGTCGCCGTGGTGACGGGCGGCAACCAGTTGACGAAGCCCCGGGTCGTCCGGAGCGGCTGCCCCGTGCTGGTCAGATCGAGCGGCGTCGCGGCCCCGGTGGCGGCGATGATTTCCTCGCGCTCCGAGAACAAAAACGCCTTCTCCATCGAGATCGAATGGATTTGCAGCGCCTCGCGCTTGGCCTCGCGGTAGGGACCTTCGTCGTCCCAGCGCAGCCGCGACTTCCGGGCGGTGCGGGTCAGCGCGAGCGGCGTGCGGAAAATCTGCGTGTAGTTGAACTGCCGGACCGGCGCGTAGCTGACCGCTTGCCCGATCAGCGCGCCCTCGGGGTTGCCCTCACCGACGACGACGAGTTCGTCGCCCGTCCCGACTGCGCCGCCGGTCACGGCGGGGTTCGACGCGAACTTCGCCCCGACGTCGCGACGCAACTGAATCTGGTTCCCCGTGGTGTCTACGGAGAGCACCAGGAGGTTTTCCTCCGTCGTCTGGTTCTGGACGACATAGCCGACCTTGAAGATCGAGACGTCCTTCGCGACCCCGCCGTCCGGCTGGATCGTGGCGTAGACATTCGTCGCGTCTGGCGACGCTGCCGCGACGCTCGCCCCGTCCGCCGGGGCGGCGGTGGTCGCTGCGCCGCGCACGGTGCCGCGTTGCACCGGGAGTCCCTTCTCGAACCAGTGGAACGTCGGGTCATCGGTCGGCTGTTCCCGCATCTTGGAGAGAAAGGCGGTCAGCGGCGCGTCGCCGTTTGGGAAATAGAGTAGTATCCCCTGACGCCAATTTTCCGGTTCCTCGACGGGACCGAAGTTTCCGGTGCCGCGCATGCCTAGGATCGCCATGTGTTCCCTCCGTCATGGCGTCACGCAGGCCCGCGCGACGTGGAGCGTTTCCTCGCTCCCGTCTGCTTACCGTCTGCCGAGGTCCAAAATCTCCGACGTCATCTGCGACCGTTGCGTCGCCCCGTTCTGCCGCGACGAACCGCCCCCCATCTCGCCCACGACGGGACGGATGCGGGACTGGAGTGTCGGACGCGGGCCGGCAGGGGGGAGTGGACCGGGCGACGCGCCCGACACGCCACCCGGCGACGCAAAGTCCACGTTGTACTGCTGCCGCAAGTGCAGCATGGTCCGGCGCGCGACTTCGCGCTGCGCGGACTCCCAGTCGAACCGAGGGGATTGCGCCTGCTCCTGCGCCACCTCGGCGGCGTAGTGCTGGACGACGATCTGATGCGATTGCAGGTCGGGGTACGCGTCCCAGAATGCCGACTGCATCTGCTGCGCGCGGCTCGCGATGTACTGCTGCTGCGTGCGCGCCCCCTGGTCCTGCGAGTAGTAGTTGATGAGCCGCTTTTCGGTCGCGTTGACGGCGAGAAGATAGACGGCTTGCAGCGCGCGGGTGACGACTTGTGCCGCCTGCGGTCCGCCCTGGAACACTTGCCCGAGATCGTCCTCAGTGACTTGGAGGATGTCCAAGCCTTCCTGGAGCGTCGGGTCGATCTGGGCTTGTCCGCTGGGGGCTTGCTGCGACTGCGGCACCGCGCCCGCGAGGCGCAGCGCCATCTCGCGCTGGAACAAGGCGTCCCGCTGATCGCGTTGGCGTAGCTCGTCGCGCAGCCGCGTGACTTCGCCACGCGCATCGAAGGATTCCTCGCCTGCCCCCTCGGGCGTGGGCACGGTCGGCGTCTCACTGGGCGGTGCTGGCGCAAACCGTGAGGGGGCAGACGACGGACCCTCATCCGGGGCGGTATCCGCGCGCAGCGGATCGGTGAACGAACTCGAACTGGGCGGGGTGTCCTCGGGTGGCGGGCCGATGTCGCGGATTTCGTCCCGGAGCGACTGCGCGGTGTTATCCGCGCCACCTCGACGCGCCATCTAGCGCCTCCCCCTGTGGATAACTTCCACTTGACCCTGTGGATAACCTGTGGACAGCGCACCTAGCAAACGGTAAATGCGCCGTCAATACCGCATGTTCCGACCACCCCTCAGACGACGACCGCTGCGACCGAGGCCCCGGGAGCATGTCGGCGTCCGAGTCGCCGGGTGGGTGCGCTCGAAAACCCCCGGCCACACTGCTCGCACCCACCCGGCGGATTCCCTGGAGTGACCCCATGGATCGACCCCCAAAGGACCCGGGTACGATCGGCATTTACGGGGGGACGAAGCATCTCCGGAGCGTCCCGCCGCCCGGCCCGGACCGCGTGCTCGCCATCCGCCAGGCACGGCAGAAGTTCACCGCCGTCTACCTCGATCTGCTCGTCGAACCCGACGTCATCGCCCACATGCGGAAGCTGCTCTCGTCCGCACGCGACGGGAAAGAGATCGGGTCGATGCTGAACGCGATCCTCCGCGCCGTCGTCCCGCCCGAGGACACGCTGACGACCGCCGTAGCCGTCACCCTCTCGCACGACATCCCGCGTCCGCCGCCGGTCGATGTCACGCCGACGCCGCCGAAGCTGCTCGAATGAAGGTCGCGCTCCGCTACTCGCCGAACCGCAGCCAGCGACCGTTCCACGCGTCGCCCGCCCGGTACAAGTTGCTCCTGGGTGCCGCCGGCAGCGGCAAGACGGTTGCGCTGGTGATGGAGGACATCCTGGAGGCGATGGACTACCCGGGGTCCCAGGGCGTCATCTTCCGGCGCTACTACCCGTCGCTGCGCGACACGACGAAAAAGACGTTCCTGGAGATGTGTCCCCCGGAACTGATCGCCCGGGAGATCAAGTCGGAGGGCCGCGAGGAAGTCGAGTTCATCAACCGGTCGAAAACGATCTTCCGGGTCCTCGACGACTACAAGAAACTCGGCTCGATGGCGTTCGATCGCGTGAAGATCGACGAGGCGATCGAGATCGAGGAACGCGAGTTCATGGCGCTGATCGCGCGTATGCGCGGCAAGATCGGGCCGCGCCGCATCTGCCTCGCGACGAACCCACCGGACGAGGACCACTGGCTGTACCGCTGGTTCGTCGAGCGTCCGAGCGACGACAAGCGGGTGTTCCACTCCAGCACCTACGACAACGCGGACAACCTGACGCCCGACTACCTGCACGAACTGGAGCAGTATCCGCCCGCGTGGAAGGAGAAGTTCCTCTACGGACGCTGGGGCTTCCTCTCGGAAGGCCAGCCCGTGTTCGAGGACTTCCACCCCGAGATTCACGTCGGGACGCTCGCGATCGAACCCGGCTTGAAGGTCATCCGGGGCTGGGACTTCGGCTACGTCCACCCCGCGTGCATCTGGCTCCAGCACCACCCCGGCGGGCACATCTTCTGGCTGCGCGAGCTGCTGGGGACGAACGTCGATCTCCGGACGTTCGCGAACGAAGTGCTCCGACTCTCGAAGCTCTGGTTCCCCGACACGACCGAGTGGGAGGACTACTGCGACATCGCGGGCACGTACAAGAACGACCGCGCACCGACGTCCGCGCAGATTCTCCGCAGCGAGTTCAACATCCCGACCTACGCGCGGAAGTACAGCGTGCATTTCACCGTCGAGCGCATGCGCGGACTGCTGCGGACGGAAGCGGACGGGCAGCGCCTGCTCCAGATCGACGAGTCCTGCCGCCTGTCCCGCCGCGCCTTCGCGGGCGGCTACCACATGGATCAGAAGAAGGACGAGCCTGCGAAAGACGGCTTCTACGACAACGTCGTGGACGCGGGCCGTTACCCGATCACGGCGGTGACCATGGGCTTCGGCACGGACCCGGCGGCGCAGAAGTTCGCCGGGAAGAAGCTCCCCGAGTGGCGGTTCGCAATCTAGTGGGGGGGACGGCGCGATGATGCTCCAGCCGATGCGGCAAGCCTTGCTGGACGATCAGAGTCCGCTCCAGCAAGCCGTCGTCCCGTTTCTGCGCCGTCGCATCGACGCGGCGGAAGATCACTGGGGGAAGCGGCACGGACGCTGGCGGGAAGCCGAGAAGCTCTACCGGGCGTATCGGGTCACCGACGAGCAAGACGAAAAGACGCGGAAGGACTCGCTGACGGAGGGCGTCGAGAAGATCGTCATCCCGTACTCCTACGCGACGATGCAGTCGATCCTCGCGTTCTTCATGTCGATCCTCTGCGAGCGCACGCCGATCATTCCCGTGCGCGGCGACGGGCCGATGGATGTGACGCCCGCCGGCTACATGGAGTCCGTGCTCCACTACCAGATGGAGCAAATGAACCCGCCGGGCACGCTCATCATGTACCAGTGGTTGCTGGACGCGTGGCGCTACGGGGTCGGCATCATCAAGAACCTCTACACCGTCCGCGAATGGGTGGACTTGATCCGCACGTTCTCGACCGACCCGATGACCGGGCAGCAGATCGACCACCTCCAGGAAGAAGATGTGACGGCATACGAGGGGAACGAGGCGATGAATTGCAGCCCGTTCGACTGGTATCCCGATCCCGGTCGTCCGATGAGCGAGTTCCAGCGCGGCGAGTTCGTGTTCCACCAGACGCGGCGCTCCTGGACGGAAATGCTGGTGCGGGAACAGGAAGGCGTCTACATCGGCGTGAAGCAGATTCCCCGGGGACTCGGCGCGGGCGGCGATCGCGTCGGCGACGGTGGACGCTACACGGGCGGGTTCGAGGCAAACTCGGAGATTCCGCGTCTCGTCGGCATGGAAACGCCCTACTCCGACGACCGCCGCAGCACGGCGGACCAGAAGCGGTACGTGCGCCTCGACGAAGGGTGGATGTGGATCACCCCCGAGCAGATGGAGAAGCTGCAACTCAAGCAGTTCGCCCCGCAGACGATGTCGATGGCCCCGCGTCTCTGGGTGTTCACCTTGGCGAACCGCTCGCGCTGCATCCGCGCCGAGCCGGCGAATCTCCCGGGCCGGCGCTTCCCGTTCGAGATCATCGAGCCGAACTACGACGTCTACTCGCCGTCGAACGTCGGCATCATCGAGACGACACGCGGACTCCAGTACCATCTGTCGTGGCTGTTCAACGCGCGGATGATGGCCGTCAGGAAAACGCTCAACAACGAACTCGTCGTCGATCCCTCCATGATCGAGGAAAGCGATCTGCTCGATCCGCGCCCCGGGAAGCTGCTGCGGTTGACGCGCGCCGCGCAGAACTCGCAGTCGATCGACAAAGCCGTGTTCCCGCTCCCCGTCGTGGACGTCACCGCGTCGCATCACCAGGACAGTCAGGTCGTCCGGGACATCGGCGAGGAAGTCACCGGGGCGTCGCGCCTGCTCATGGGCTTGTCGAACACCGGGCGGCGCGCGGCGACCGAGGTGCAGGGGCAACTCCAGTTGTCGTCCGGGCGGATGAAGATGCTCGCGGAACTGATCGTCTGCCAGGGACTGCGTCCGTGGGCGCATCAGATGTCGCGGAACACGCAAGTGTTTATGACGTCGTCCATCAACATCCGCGTGCAGCAGGCGCTCTCGTCGATCCTCGGGCAGCAGTCGGCGCAGATCGACCCGCATCTCCTGCAAGGCTCGTTCACGTACCCGATTCTCGAAACGGGTATCCCGACCGACAAGCAAGCCGAGCAGCAAATCTGGCGGGAACTGTTCCAGACCGGCACGCAGACGGGACTGACGACCCCGGCGCTCCAGCAAGTGAACTGGATCGCCGTCTTCGCGCGCTTTCTCCAAACGATGGGGATTCGGAATCTCCAAGACTACATGGCCCCCGGCGCGGGCATGCCGCAGATGTCGGTCATGGGCGACGATCAAGTGTCGAACCAGGCGCAGCAGGGGAATCTCGTCCCTGCGGGCATCGAGCCGTCGCAGACGTCGGACGGCTTCCCGATGCAGATGAATCCCTACAGCGGGAACGGCTCGACGGGGATGTAGGCATGCCTGACGAACGCGCGTTCACGCGGCGGGAACCCGGCACGAATCCGATCGCTCTCGAACTGGATCGGCTCGCGGAACAGCAGAGTCTCAAAAGCCTCGGGCGGGGACGCGTCACCGCCGATCCGACCGCCGCGACGGACGCTCGCGCCGATGCGACGAAGGCGGCGTATTCCAATCTGCTCGACCGCATCCGGACCGCCCCGGGCCGGGAGGGCGAAACCGACGTCCTCTCGCAAGTCCCCGACGACGAACTCGCGCAGCACGCGAAGATGGCGAACGACGAGATCGACCAAGCGATCGCAGCGGGAAACGCCCACGTCGATGAAAAGGGCGATCTGTATGGCGACGAAGGACCGAGCTTGTCGCCGCATCTCACGATCATCCACGAACACGAAGCCCGCGAAGCCGCGCAGCCCACGAAGGACGATCCCACGATCGGGACGCAGGACTTGGGGCGCAGTATCGGGGACGAGATCGGCGAGGCGAAGAACATGGTCGATCAGCGAGCGTTCCGCTCCGCGTTCGGGTTGCGGTAATGGCGACCGCTTCGACGAGCTTCATCGAATCCACGCTGCGCCGGATGGCGCAGTCCGGCGATCTCGACGTCGTCGTCACCCTGATACGCGGCGCGGCGAAGCAGGTCGAGGACGAACTCTTGAAGAAGCTCGCGACCTTCCCCGTCGCGAACCACGAGGACATGGCCGCGTTCGCCTACCGCCAAGGCTGGCTGCGCGGACTGCATCAAGTGGAAGCGATGCTCGATCCGGAACGTGTGCGGCGCGCGATGGAAGTCAGCACCGACGACTACCAGCGCAGCAGCTTCGACGACGAGCGGTTCTAGCGGCAGACGTGGGCGAGCGCCGCGTGCGCGTCCGCGTCCCCGTAGGTTCCCGCCGCGTCCCGCGCGTCGGTCGTCCGCGAGTCGATCGTGCGCGAGATCAGTTCCTCGCCACACGCCCGGCAGAGGACGCGGATCGTCAGGAACGGCCCCGGGTCCTCGACGCCTTCGATGATGATGACCGGATCGGCAGCCATGTCAGTGTAGGCGCGCGGCGCGCTTCATCTGCCGCTTCATGTCGGCGCGCATGCGCGCGAGGTGCTGCTTGATCTCCCGGCGAGTGGTGAGCATCGCGCCGAGCAGTTCGCCCGGCCCGGGGAGATCGCACTCGACGAGCGTCGCCGGGTCGATCCCGAACACGCCGCGCTCGAACATGACGAAGTTGTACTGCCCCGAGACGCGCACCGTCACCGTCCCGCCCTCGCTGTAGGCTTCGATCGTCACCCGGTGCCCGTCCTCCATCCGATAGAGGCGATTCGGCGGGTAGCGGTCGATCAGCGCGCGAATCTCTGCCGGACGCTCCGCGAGCCATGCGCTCCACTCCGGGTCCCTCTCGGCCAGGTCGAACAGGATCGCCATCAATGCCCCTCCCGCAGTACGATCCGCCGCACGATCTCATGGTGCGCCGCCAGCGCTTCTTCCTCGGTCATGTAGCGCAGTTGTTCCGTCGTTCCGCCCTCGCGGTCGAAGATGTCCGGGAACTCCAGGCTTTCGTGGTACTCGAACGTGGACACGCGTTCGCCCATCGTCCACTGCGATTCCGACACGTCGCCGGCAAACCGCATCGTCTCGAAAATGAGCGGCGGTCCGAATCCGTGGTTGTGATCGAGGCCGAGCCACACCGTCGAGAGGTACGAGCCGTCCGGCAGATCGTCGTGCGCGACGACCCGGTACGCGATGTCCTGGTGGAGCTTCGCCCACTGGAGGACGGGCATCATCCAGCCGGGTTCCGTGCTCGACTCGTCGGGGTCCGCCGGGATCGGGAAGCCTTGGCGGTCGTAGTACATCGGGAGCGATCCCGCGAGCGAGAGCACGTTGAATACCGACTGCCGGCGCTCCCGCCAGCGCGTCACATGGAGATCGCAGAACGCGAACAGTTCCGTGAACGCGAACCAGACGGGCCGCGCCGCGTCACCGGTAGACACCACCACCCAGCCCCTCTTTCGGATTCACCGGCACCTGACTGACCGTGGCGTGGCGTTCGCACCGCCACAGAATGAGCGCGGTCCGCAGCGGATTCGGGTGGTGATACGCCCGGCCCCGGAGTCGCCAGTCGCGGGGCCGACGCGGCACGCCCGCCTGCTTCCAGTGGATGCCGTGCGGCGCGGTCGCGGGGGCGAGTGCGAGACACATCTCGCACGGGCGGTGCTCGCCGCGCAGCGCCTGGACGGCGATCAGATGCGGATCACGCACAGCCGGCGACATCGGCATGCGCGAGGCGGCAGAGCAATTCGCGCTCGTCGATCTCGGCATGGAAGGTCGCACAGCAGACGAGCGCCATCGCGTAGAGGGGCGGGTCGCGCCGCGTAAGCGTCCGGATGAGCCGGCCCCCGCTGTCGGCGTCGAACATGCCGTCCCCGGCTTCCCAGCGCGCGATCGCCACGGCGGGGACGCCACTGCGCCGCGCGAGGGTCCGGATCGACCACCGTCGCCTTCGGCGCAGGAGAACAAGCATGTCGCCGAGATCGTCCATGCCGGCGGCACGATAGCAGGGGTGCCGGACGCGTGATAGCCTGACCGCCCGATGTCGATGGCACCGGGACCGCCGCCCGCGCAGCAGCAACCACCGACCATTGTGATCCCCGGAACGGGCTGGGTGGATGTCGCCTCGCGGGCGATCACGACCGTCGGATTTCCCGTCGTTGTTGCCGGCGCGCTGCTCTGGTTCCTGCTGACCCGGTTCCAAGACACGATGGTGCAGATCACGACGCGGATGAACGCGAACACCGAAGCCGCCGGAAAGCTGGTGCAGACCGCGACCGCCGAGTTCGAGGAAATCCAGCGGCAGTCGGACGAGTTGGCTCGCCAGTCCGGTGAATTGGGGAAGCAGACCGTGCTGCTGCAACAACTCGTGGACGACGGGAAGAAGATCACCGATCTGCGCGTCCGCGAACTCGACACGCTGCAAGGCATCGCCAAGCGGTGGGAAGGACGACCCTAGCGGGACCGCGTCAAGCCCCGCATGCACGACGGGCAACCACAGGTGCCGACGGGGCGGTGATACGCGCACTTGAATCGCTCCCGTTCGCCCGTCACGTACCCGCGATCGTAGCGCGCTTGGTAGAGATCGTCCTGGAACTCGTAGCGGTCGCGTTCTGCGAGCGCGTCCGCGTAGCCGACAGAGAAGTGGGGATCGTCGGGGTTCGCCGCCATGATGTCGGTTCCTTTCTCGCTGCTCAGTGTTCCCAGGGTTCCTTCGTGCCGCGATCGGGCATCGGCGTCGGATTCCGCGCCGAGAGCGGCGCATTCTT